GCTTCCATTCCTTCGTAGGTTTGGCCGGTCATGCTTGATTGCGGCACGGTGCGTTTGTTGTTTATCTCTGCCTTAAAGCGCTCATGCCATTTGTTGACGTTTGCTTGCAGTCTCTCCCGCGCTTCATCGCTCAATGGTTTAAAGTCGGCGTAGTCCAGCTTGTTTTCGCCTGCGCTGACTGCGTTTACTTTTAGCCCCATTTGTCGCAAGTATTCAGTTTGGTCTAGGAGCGCCACGTAAACTCCAACGCTCCCAACTTCAGCGCTCTCGCTAAGAAGCACACTGTCGGCTTGGCTCGCTATCCAATATGCGGCGCTGGCGGCTGTGCCTTCGGTGTATGCCACCAATGGCTTGCTGACGTTGCGCAGTTTTGCAGCCAGCTCTGGCAGTCCAGTAATGGTTCCACCTGGGGAATCAATGTGAAGCAAGATAGAGTTGATGTTGGGGTTTGCGTCCGCATCCGCAACTTGCTCGGCAATGTCGTCGTAGTCGGTCATACCAAACATGCGCTCGTAGTCGGTTAGCATTTTCCCAACGGCGCCGTGAATGTGGATAATAGCAACGCCACTTTCCTCTTCTGGGCGCGGCAAATCGTAACCGTTGCCGCTGTAGTCATGCTCTTCTAACTGCGTTGCCAGCGCTCGGTGGTAGTCGGGCAGAATGGCCCAAACGTCATTGTTTAATTTATGCGTCAGTTTCGCTGTCATTATCAAAAACTGGGTTTGGCGTGCGCTGGCTCAACAAATGCAACGCGGTGTCCATTTTAATTTCGTAAGTTTCAGAAAGACGCTTTGCCCGCTCCAGCAAGTCGCTCGCTTCGCGCTCCACTTGGTTGCGGATGTCCTGCCAGTCATGGCCGCGTTCGCCTGTGTCTTCGCGCATTGTGCGCAGCCCCATCTTTATGGCGTCCTGGTTGGCTTTGGATTCGCGGCCCAAATCAACCGTGATTTTCTTTGGTGCTTGCCAATTAACGCGCCACCAATCGGAAGACGCTGGCAAGTCGCCACGCTTGATGCCTCGCGCAATAACCCATCCCCAAACGCGATTGCAAAATCTGCTGGTAATAAGAGCTTGGCGCTCTTCAAATCTTCGTGCGGCTTTTTCGAGGATAAACCTTGAAGCGGTCCCCTGTTTTGATGGTTCCACGATGAATTCGTATGGAACGCCAAGCCCCAAAGCAACATCACGCAAAAGGTATTCCAAAAACCCAGCAAAGGCGGTGCTTGGTTTGTTGCTCGCAAAACTCTCGATTGATTCGCCAATCTTAAGACGTGGAACCATGCCAGGCTGGAATGTGTCCCATGCAACTGTGCCCGTATCGGCGGCACTATAACCGTCCTCGATTAAACTGCTGCCATCGTCTGCAATGCCGCCCTGCGTGGTAATGGCCATGCCGATGGCGCTATTCATTTTGACGCCAACTTTTTCGAATTCTAAAATGTCGGTCGCATCGCGGATGTGGTCTATTGCGTGCGTTAGCGCCGAAACGCCGCGCAATTGGGCGACGCGGTCGGGGTCATAAACGAGGATAAAATTGTTTGCTGAAATGCTGCGAAACTCATCTCCGCTTTTGACGTTATATGCTGTCGGTTTTCCACTTGGGCTAACCATAACCCCGTCATGGCCTGCCTCGTTGTATTTGAGTGATTCGCTGGCGATATTGTGGGATTCAATTAATTGCAATTGCGGAAACGCGTCCTGCCTGCCAATCATCAAAAATCCGATGTCACCGTCCACGTCCATTCGGATGGATGCCATCCGCTGCATTTGGGCAAATGTAAATTGGCCCGCCACATCGCACACCTTGCTCCATTCGGCAAAGTAGTCTTCGTATGCTTTCGCCTCGGCGCTTTGGCTTTGTGGTGTTAAGCCTGTGCCTAGTGCGTATCGCGCAACGTCATTCACCGCGCCCCTGACCATTCCGTGATTTGCATACAGCCACCGCGAAAACGCCATCAACCGGCGACGTGTGCCTCGGTTAAGCGTTTGATTTATGTCGGCGGCAATGTATGGCAGCGAAGTGCGGAATCGGTTTGATTCGGTGCCTCGGTAGTGGCTGTTAATGGTTGCGCGTTTTCGCGGTTGTGGCGCCGCAACAATTGGTCTGCCGTTGTGGTCTACAATTTGGCTCATCGCGCAAACCTTGCAAAAGTCATTCTTGTGGGTTTAGTGGCGCCGTTGGCTAACCCCTTAGCAATCAAAACCGTGGTTAATTGTGCGGCCAGTTCGTCGGTTGGCATGACAAGTTGCATACTCCCACTCTGAGATGCGTTGCTGAAAGAGACAGTGACACTGCCAGCCAAAATAGCGTCAGCTACCCTTTCCTTTAAGGTCAAAAGGTATCCGTCGCTTTGCAAATTAAGAAATGCAGTGATGTCGCTTGCCATCTGTAAAGATGGGGAAAATGTGTAAAAGAAACATGCGCAAATAAAAAAGCGGCAACGATTAATCGCTGCCGCCCTTGCTTTTGTGGTTTATGTTTTTCTTATTCCGCAGTGCTAAATAGTTTCAGTGGACCAGTGGACCAAGTTCCCGAGTTGCTGAGAAATTAGGACGCAATCTTTCCATCCAACTGAAAGCCAATAACAAGACCTTAAAAGTTCTAGAACTCACAAACAGAGTCCACTGGTCCACTGAACTTGTGCCTTGTAATTCATATTTTTCCTATTCCGCAGTGCTAAATAGTTTCGCTATACTAGCCGCTACAACTTGCATAAGTTCGCAGTCCCAGCCGTGATTTGCGCGAAAAGAAACCCAGCGCAAAGTCGTTCTGCCGTGCTTGTCCAAAACCTCTTTCTTTCGCTCTGAGTCAATTTGTTTGGCGTATTCGTCCGCCATTTCGCCGAGGTCGCAAACTTCCCAAGGATGCGATTTGCCGCTTTTGAGCAACTGCAATACGTCTTTGGTTGTTGGGTTGCTCCATCTAAAAACAGGCGGCGCCGTGCGCCCTGTTGCGCTGACGCGTGTCGGCTTTGAAAACATGCGGCGCACGGTGTGCCCGTTTATGCTGTGCGCGTAGTCGGTGGTATCTTCGCCGCGCATACCCATCCAGCCATATCGCCCGCACTCTGCCAAAACCCTGGCGCGTTGGTAGCCGACATCCAAGAAAGTCCGCTGTGGTGCGATGTTGAACTCCTTGCGCATTGCTTCGATTTCATCAAACGAAGTCAAGCGGCGAAACGAAAGTAAACGGCTCGCGCCTGTTTTGCTCCAACTGCGCGCAACGGCCCAAAATTCCTCAAGGTATGCCTGCACGTCTACGGTCAAAAATCGAGTTGCCTCGTCCGCCCATTCAGCGCTTGGTTCATAATCTTTGACGACCACTTTTTCAATGTCTACGTGATTGGTCGCTTTCCAAGGTTCCGCAAGTCGCAGCGTGACAAACTCGCGCAATGGCTGAATGTAGCCACCGGCGGCGTGCTGTTTGGCTCTCAAAAAATCAACCACCAAATCTGCCCAAGGCATAACTGACGGTGGTAGAGCCAACTGGTTGAAACTAAACGAGCGCACCCGTGGCGTGGGGTTGTCGTTGGTGGCTATGTAGCCGCCCTTGCTCATGGCCCGCCAATTGGTTTCGGTGTTTTCGTGCAAGTGGCCACAATGCGGGCAAACCATGCGCACCGTTTCGCTAACTGCTTCAAAGTCCCAGGCGCCATTTGGTTTCGTTGTGTCGTTTGTGTCCCATTGGAGGCAATCGTAAAAGGCCGGCATAAAAAGCTCACTGCACCCAATGCATCTCAGGTGCCAATGCTCGCAGGTGCCAGCCTTGTATGCGCCATCGAAATCGCTGCCTTCTTCTTCGGGCGTGCTGCTTAACCAGTGCTTGCGGTTCCAATAGCGCGTAGTTCTCGCCCGCGCTCGCGCCAACATGCCAGGCTTCCAAGCGCTCACTTCGTCGCCAAACAGCCAACGAATAGACCAGCTACGAAGGAAATTATTATTCGCGGCGCCCAGTTTGAGCGTGCATGTAGTCAGAAAAATTTCGGTGTTCGTTTTTTTGTGGCGGTCGGTTGGAAATTGTCGGCGCAGTGTAGCGCAACTTTCCAGCATAGGCATAAGACGCTCTTTGGAGAAATCCTTGGCGGCGTCTTCGTCCTGCATCACCGTCATGGTTGGCCCAGGATGGTTTGCCAGCGCCCAAGCAATGGCCACCTGCATGGATACCGTTTTTCCAGTTTGAGCGGCGCAATTTAGCACAACCTCTTCTGTGTTGGGGTCTGCAAACGCGGTCAAAGGCTCAAGTAGCCAAGGCGTTTCGGTAGCGCGGAATTGGTTGCCGTAAGGCGATTCGCGTAAGCGGATGTTATCAAGTGCCCAGTCTGGTATTGTTGCTTTTTGCTTTTCAGCAAATGCCGTAGCCAAGCATTCAGTGATTATTTTATCCATGCGCTCGAATCAGTTAGGCTTTTGTATGCGCTCGCAGCGTTTCGCGCAGTTTGACGTTGTAAGCAATTATGACTGGCTGTGCCTCGGTTGGTGTCAAGCCTGCCACCATTGGCGCCAACTTGCTTTCCATCTCGTCAAGGTGTTTTGCAAACTCCATGCAAAGCGCCATGGTCGCCCGCTTGACTTCTTCACGGTCCAACATTTTGCCGCGCAGGCCATCCAGCTCCACGTCGAGTTTCTCAACCTGCCGCCTGATTTTCTCCACCTCGTGCCACTCTTTGGTGCCAGGCTGCGCTTCGTTGCCGCTTTCGGTGGCGCTGGTTTTGCGCGCTTCTGTCACTGCTTCCAAGGTGTAGAGGTGCGCTCCCCGTGCGCCAGTTTTTGCTATGGGAACGCGAATCAGAAAGTTACGCGCTTCGTGGTAGCTCATGTCTAATTTTTGCGCCACGTCCGCGATAGTAAGCAGGGGCGGCGTGCTAGAAGTCTTTTTGCGTGTGGGTTTTGCGGGTTTGGTCATGGGTTTTGTTCGGCGTCGTGCGCGGAAACC